CAAAAGTGCCAGAAAAGCCGGGAAAACACCCGAAAACGAGGCAATATGCGATTTAAGTGTCAAAAAACGCGGGCGACCATCGCTTGGTGAGCCTTGGAAGGCGGCTGGGATTAGTCGAGTGACATATTTTCGGCGAAAGAAATCGGGGAAACTGGAAGGAAAAGACGGCGCGTCGTGAGTGACTTCGATTGGAAAAATCCAGATTACGACGCCATATTCAAAGCGCGATCCGAGGCGCTTATCCGCATCCGGGAGCATCCAGAATCGATCCCTCAGCTCAAGGCATATTATCGCGAGCACCCGGCCGATTTTATCAATGATTGGGGGATTACGTATGACCCGCGAAACGCGGACATCGGCCTCCCAACGATAATCCCATTCATTTTGTTCCCCCGTCAGAGGGAATGGATCGATTGGGTCATTGATCGCTGGAAATCGCGAAAGCCGGGGCTCTGTGAGAAATCCCGCGATATGGGGGTCAGCTGGCTCGCGATGGGCCTGTCATGCACGCTCTGCCTATTTTACGATGGTCTCGCGATTGGCGTTGGGTCGCGTAAGGTAGAATACGTTGACCAGCTCGATATGTCTAAACCGCTCCTGCCTAAAGCACGGATATTCATGCGTCATCTGCCGCCCGAATTTCGAGGCGGATGGGATGATTCATGCGCTCCATATATGCGGTTTTATTTTCCAGAAACAAAATCGACGATTGGCGGGGAGGGCGGGAATGATCTCGGGCGCGGCGACCGAACGGCGGTTTATTTCGTCGATGAATATGCTCATTTCGAACGGCCGGAGCGCACTGAGGCATCATTATCACAAACGACAAATTGCCGAATTGACATGAGTTCGGTGAATGGAATGGCCAACTCGTTTGCTGTGAAGAGATGGAGCGGAAAGGTCGATGTTTTCCGATTTCATTGGCGGGACGACCCCCGGAAGGGGGATGCATGGTATGCTGCACAATTAGAAAATCTCGATCCAATCATTGTCGCGCAGGAAATTGATTGCGACTATTCCGCGTCGGTCGAGGGCATCGTTATTCCGGGCGCATGGGTCCGGGCGTGCATAGACGCGTGCGAAAAGCTCGGGATCACGCCGACAGGGGCCAAACGCGCTGCGCTGGATGTCGCCGACGAAGGAAAGGACAAAAACGCATTCTGCGGCGCCCATGGCGTGCAAATCGAATTGATCGAAGAATGGAGCGGCAAGGGGAGCGATTTGTACGACACAGCGCAGCGGGCTGTTGGCCTTTGCGACGAGTACGGATATCTTGGGTTCCGATATGACGCTGACGGGCCTGGGGCTGGCATCCGAGGCGATATGCGCGTCATCAATGAGGGACGCCGGTCAGTTCGCGCGAATATCCATCCAGTCGAAGGCTGGCGTGGGTCTGGTCAGGTTCACGACCCCGAGGGCGTCGTTGAGGGTACGACAGGTCTCGACGGAGGGGATTTGGGCCGGAAAAACAAGGACTATTTTGGCAATCCAAAAGCGCAGGGCTGGTTCGCTCTTCGTCGACGGGCTCAAAAAACATTCCGGTGGGTCACAAAGGGCATTGCGTGCGATCCAGATGAAATCCTATCAATCTCATCCAAGTGCCCGAACTACATGAAATTGGTCGCGCAGCTTTCTCAGCCGACCTACAAAACAAATGATGCCGGGAAAATCATCGTCGACAAGAAGCCGCAGGGCATGCCATCCCCTGATTTAGCCGATGCGGCTATGATGGTGTTTGCTCCCGGCGGCGGTGCAGCGGCTGTCTTGGTTACACAGGACTTGATCAATAGGGTCCGCGTACTCCCTAGGACACGCCAATATTAACGTGATATATTTCAAGTTCAATGATTTGAATTTCTAATCAAGGGTTTCAAAATGGCGAATGGATGGGGCGGCGCGCGGCCGGGGTCGGGGCCGAAGAAAAGGGCAAAGGCGGCAGACCAGCCAGCGCCAGCCGAGCCGAAACGCGCTGGTTACTCAATGGATGACATCCAGCAATTGATGCGGATGAGCGCGGAGAGATCGCGCTCCCGCCCCCGGACAGATGACTGGAACCCGTTCAAAATGGAGACGGAAACGCGCTTTCTGTTTCCTGAGCGCGCAATGCCGAAAGACAAAAAGCTCCGCATGGCGTTTGACAGCAGTCTTGTCGGAAACAACCAGTTTGCCTCTCAGGCATGGATGGCCGGCGGAATGCTCGGGAATGTAGCGTCTGAAGGGCTGCTATTCCTCGGATACCCATATCTATCGGAACTAGCCCAGCGGCCAGAATATCGACTGTTTGGGGAAATCAGAGCCGAAGAGATGACGCGCCGGTGGACCGAATTCCGGGGCACAAAAGACGAGAGCACGAAAAAGAAAATCGATAAAACAAACCCGAATGACGACGATCTGGCCGCCAAGCGCCGCGCCGAACATGCGCGCACCGATTCTCGCAACAAGGAAATCGAAGTCAAGATTAAAGAGCTGCAGGACTTCGAGGAAGAGCTTGCCATTCGGGATTGGTTCAAAGCTGCGGCGGCGCAAGATTCGTTTTTCGGCATCAGCCATTTGTTTCTCGAAACGAAGGGCACGAATGTCGATATTCTGAATGATCCAGAATTAAAAACAGACATTGGCAATGGTCGCGACAAAGTAAGCCAGACCAAGGCGGGCAAGGGGTTTCTAAAGGCGATCCGAACCATTGAACCGATATGGGCCTATCCAACAACCTACAATTCCAACAACCCATTGACGCCTTCATGGTATGATCCACAAGTGTGGTATGTGATGGGGAGCGAGATTCATAAATCGCGCTTTCTGACATTCATCGGCAGACCTGTCCCTGATATTCTCAAGCCCGCATATGCGTTCGGCGGCCTCTCCATGACGCAGATGGCTCAACCGTATGTGGATATTTGGCTGAAGACGCGGGAAAGCGTCGGCGAGATGATTCACGCATTTTCGGTCATGAACCTGCAGACCAATCTCGCGACGACAACGATGCCAAGCGGTTCCGGTGGCGGCGCAGGGGATGTTATAGCGCGCATGTTGCTGTTCTTGACGATGAGAGACAATCAAGGGCTTTTCATCACAGACAAGACGACGGAGGACTTCAAAAACGTATCGGCTTCGTTGGGAGGTCTGCATGAGCTTCAGGCGCAGTCGCAGGAGCACCTTTGCTCTGTCGCCCGCATCCCACTAATCAAGTTCACTGGCATTCAGCCGGCTGGTCTAAACGCAAGCTCTGAAGGCGAGATGCGCGCTTTTAATGATACCATCCACGGAGCGCAGGAACATCTATTCCGGCGCAACCTAACGACTGTTTACGATCTCATGCAAATATCGCTATGGGGCAAGCGCGATCCAGATATTACATACGACTTTCTTCCTCTCCAAGAAGCGACCGAAAAGGAGAAGGAAGAAATTCTAAAGATGCGTGCCGAGCGGTATGTCATCTGTGTTGATGGTGGGCTTATATCTCAGGAAGAGGGGCGCCGCGTTATCGTTAACGATCCTGAATCCGGGTTTGATGGCCTCGATTCCGAGGATGTCCCTGATTTGCTTCAGGAGGAAAATCTTGGCCTCGAACCGATTGGCGGCCGTCCGCAACCACAAGCCGAGATCGGCGAGAAAGAGGAGGGACAAGAATGACCGGGCCTCAAAAAAAGTGGCTTGATGCCAATCGACCATATCGCCCACTCGGCCAGCCTCCGGGCGCGGGAGCCGCATATGTCAAGGTCGGCATTCTGCACGAAGACGGGGCGTTTGAGTTGAAGCAGCGCGGGGGTAGGCCAAACGTAAGACCAGGGTCATTCGAGGTTGGTATCCTTGAACTTCGGGACCGTAGTTGATGCCTCCTATTCGTTCCAAATCAGGCAAGAAAATCACACTCAGAGCAGTGCGAGCGAACGCTGGCATTGCGGCTGCGTATCAGAGGAAAATTCTCGCTCTTGTCGATGATATGGCGCGCTCCTACGCATGGTTCCTGCGAGCGCAATATAGAGCAGATCCGCCAGTGCTCGCACAAGACGCAAGCCCCGCCGCCGCTCTTCTCCGCGCGCTGAATGGTCTATTTCGGCGATGGGAGAAGAATTTTGAAGAGGCGGCGCCGAAGCTGGCGGATTGGTTCGCTCAATCGACATGGCGCCGAACCGACGCCGCATTAAAGAAAATACTTCGCGACGGCGGATATAGCGTCAAATTCCAGATCACGCCCGCAATGCGCGATGTAATGGATGCGACAGTTGCGGAAAATGTTGGGTTGATAAAATCAATCCCGGCTGAGTTCCATACGAAGGTCGAAGGCATGGTCATGCGCAGCGTGACGGCCGGGCGCGATTTGCAAAGCCTGACGAGGGATCTGCAAAAGACGTTCGGCATTACGCGGCGGCGCGCGGAATTTATCGCGCATGATCAAAACTCAAAAGCGACGACTTCGCTTAGGCGCGCGCGGGAAATATCGATCGGAATAACGGAAGGGGTTTGGCTGCATTCGCACGCAGGGAAGGTTCCCCGGCCGACGCACTTAAAAAACAATGGCAAGACGTTCAATCTGGAAACGGGCTGGCACGATCCAGATCCTAAGGTTGATGCAAATATAATGCCTGGGGAGCTTCCCCGGTGCCGTTGTACTTGGCGCCCAGTTGTGAAAGGGTTCTCGTGATAGTAGACAAGAAGCCGTCCTCTAAATCGTTTTATGTTCGCGGGAAAATTAAAAGCCCCGACGAGCTTTGTGATGCGATCGATCTTATGATGAAAAGCGCCAATGAGATATTTGGCAAAAGCGCCATGGATGCAGTATTCATCCAGGACGAAGATGAGTTGGACAATCAAGGAGATAAAAAATGACCATAGCTCAAGCAATTTCGCCGACCGCCGCGCAGAAAGAATGGCTCAACAAAAATCGCGGTTACCAGCGAATCAGCCATGCGGTTAGCACCAAATTCACAAATCGCGGTACATTGCGGGCATGCGGTACGTTTATCGCGGAGGGGCCGGGCGCGCCGGTGATGGACGGGAATGGGGATTTTGGCGTCGGCATCCCCGTGGCGGATCAATCGCGTCGGCGGTGAAATAAATGGCCCATTAGCTCAGTGGTAGAGCTGCGGTGTTACATACCGATGGTCGGCAGTTCGAATCTGTCATGGGCTACCATAAAATATTAGCCGGCATAGCTTTAGTTGGTAGAGCGCTTGATTTGTAATCAAGAGGTCGTGGGTTCGAACCCTACTGCCGGCACCATGATTTAGTCTCACTTTTCAATACAATAGAGGCGTGTTATACACTCGCATGATGCTTGCGGGGCCTCTCCAAACGCAACCAAACGCAGGGCTTCCCATGGGAGTTCATCGCAAATCAGCGCGCGATGCTGCTATTCCTGCGGCTGGAGTTCTTTTCATTACGCCAGCGGGCGATGCTCTATTTCTAAAACGCAAGGGCGGCGATCATCCCGGCGAATGGAGCATCCCGGCTGGCCACGTCGAGGACGGCGAGGAATTCGAGGACGCGGCGCGCCGCGAGGCATCGGAAGAGGTTGGGCGTGTTCCGAGTAGCCTTCAGCACGTTCATCGCCAAGAGACAGTTGATGGCGTCGATTTCGCGACTTTCCGACATGATGTCGATGACCGATTTGATCCTGCCCTGAACGATGAGAGCGAAGAACATGTTTGGGCTCCGCTCAGTGATCCGCCAAAACCATTGCATCCGGGGCTAGCGAGCTTGCTGGCAGAGTTTTTTGCCGAAGAGGCGTCGGAACCCGCACATCAACGAAGCGGCGCTGCAAGGGCGCTAGAGCGCGAAATAGGGGGCGCGGATTCTCGCCTCGCTTTCGACAGGTCCGTTCGCTCATTCGACGATGACGGCCGGATGCGTGTCGATATTGCGAATATCTCAAAAGAGCAGATCAGGCCGTATAGGGGTTCTGAAATTCCAGGTTATGAAGAGCTTGGACTTGAACCTGACCGAATTTATCAAATGTTCTGCTCTGGCGAAGAGCTTGAAAAGGCCGCCCGTACTTTCGACGGCGTTCAAGTCATGCAACGTCATGTAGGCGTTGATGCAGATGATCATCAGATGTGGGATATCGTCGGAACAACGGGGAGTGAAACTAAATACATCGCCCCGTATTTGACGAATAGTCTTTTCATTTGGGTTCAGAAAGCGATCGATTTCATCGAAAAAGATGAAAAACGTGAACTTTCGTGCGGATATCACTATGTTCCCGAGATGACAACTGGAATATTTGATGGTAAACCGTATGACGGTGTGATGCGAAACATTCGCGGAAATCACGTTGCGATTGTTGAGGAAGGTCGTGCGGGCCATGACGTCGTGATCGGCGATCAGGCTTTAGATATGAGCGGTTCGCGCCGCGCGAAGGAGCAGGAAATGGTCACGAAAGCATTGCCGACCCGTTTGGAATATCTCGCGCTGAACGGCGCGGCGACCGCGATCAACCCGCTTTTGGCCGCTGACGCCAAAATCGAATACGGCCCGATTTTCGCTGGTCTCAATCCTTCCAATCTTCGTGGGCGCAAAGCAACGATCCTTTCGGACCTTCGCCGCGCCATCAAGGGCAAGACGATCGCGCAGGACGCCAATATCGATCATGTGGCGACCCTGCTGGACAATCTGTTGGGGGCCAAAACGCTCGCGCTCGATACATCGGTTTCCGGCGAGCAGCATCGCGCGATGGAGGCGGCGGCTCACGGCAAATCGAACCTCGGCATCCCGAAGAAGGTCGGCGAGGAATTCGAGAAAAAGGACGCGGGCAAGAAGTTCGGCGATTCTCTCAGCGACATCTTCAAGAAAAAGGGCATGAGCGGAGATTCGCTGAAGCGCTGCATGGACGCCGTCCGCGACGAACTGCCCGATAACGCGCTCGATGAAATCGAAATCGAGGCCGAAGAGGGTTCCGGCAAGAAGGAAGAAGAAGAGGCGGAGGACGCCGATCTTCTGGAGCCGGAAGAGCAGGCCAAGGGCGGCGCTCGTGATAAGCGCGCAAAAGACGCGGATATCGAGGAAGAAGAAGCCGAGGACGAGATCGAGGAAGAAGAGGCCGAAGAAGGCAAAGACAAGCGCGGCGCGAAGGATCGTCGCGGCGCGAAAGATAGGAAAGGCGCCATGGACCGGAAAACAGTCATTACCGAAGATCAGATGAACCGGGCCATCCAGGCGGCCGTTCGACAGACCGAAAAGAACGGCCGCGATCGAGACGACGCCCGTTCGTTTGTCCGGCCCTATGTCGGCGAATTGCCGATGGCCCTTGATAGCGCCGAGAAAATTCTTCGCGCGGCCGCCGTCGCTCTGAATGTCGAGGACGCGGACACGATCCATCCATCGGCTCTCAAAACCATCATCAAAATGCAGCCTCGCGCTGGCGCTCAGCCCGGTCCGGCGTTCGATCATTCGACGATGGCAAACGACAGTTACGGCGACGCAGATGGCTTCGCGAAACGCTTCCCCGACGCCGGCCGGATTGGCAGCGCCTGATATTCATAATCGAAAAGGAATACTATCATGGCCGGTGGCTACCAGACTCAGATCTATAATCAGCCAGCGCAGGGTATTGCTGGAGATCGCGCCTCGCAGAACCCGATTGCGACTTTCGACGCCGGCCCGGGCGGCCTTGTGGCGGATACCGGCGGCGTCGCTGTCGGCTATTTCGCGTGGGTTGTCCCGCCGACCGACCCGAACGGCACGAACCAGATCGCGTCTCAGGCGCGCGGCAGCGGCAACGTCGCAGGCTTCGTCTATAACGATCTTCAGGCCCTGAACACGGTATTCCTGTCCGACGCGACGATGGTTATCCCGACTGGACTTCCCGTCGCGCTCGCCACACAGGGCGATTGGTGGGTCATCAATAACGGCACAACCGAAGCGATCGTCGGCAACAAAGCCTATGCGACGTTTACAACTGGCGCGGTGAGCTTCGCCGCCACGGGGTCGCCGTCAACGAGCGCTCAGGCGACGACCAGCACTGTCACGGCGCAGACCAATAGCTGGACTGCATCGATTCAGGGCGACATCATGACCGTTACGGTCGGCGCCAATCTCTATCCCGGCACGAAAATCACGGGAACGGGAGTTGCCACAGGCACGCAGATTTCGGCGCAGCTTCCCGGCGGCACCCCTCTCGGCGCAGGGACTTACTTGCTTTCGATCAGCCAGCAGACGGCAATCGCGTCCGAGGCCATGACCGGAACATATGGCCTCCTGACAATCGGAACGCTTGTCGGCACGGCGACATTCCAAGTCGGCCAGCAGTTGGCGGTTACGGGTTCGGTTGTGGCCGGCACGACGATCACAGCTAACGTGGCGGGCACTGGCGGCACTGGCGGCACGATGATCGTCAATAACAACACGGCCCTGAGCCAGACCATTTATACGGCGG